CTTCAAACAAATTGCATAGAAAATCTAAGTCAACCCTTTCGTCAAATTCTATCTCGTATCGTTTGACGCGTTGCCGCATGTCTCGGAAGCGAGAAGAGAGGTAGTTGCGGGGGCTTTTGTAGACGGAATCAACTTGAATTTTGGCGTCACAATCAATGCAAGCGGGGCGGCCGCGTTGATATCTTCCTGCGTGATATCGCGCGCCAAAATATTTTAAAGGCCTTCTTTTCTTGCAAAGCTTGCAAGTAAGTCGGGTCTGGGTCAATCGCCCGCCCCCAAATGCAATTAATGTTGGGGGTTAGATATACGCGATTAATTAAGCCCAATCAAGGACATAATTAATAAAAGTACAAACAACGCGAAGTATCCTTGCCAACCCATTAAATCTTTTTCGGGTTCTACAATGCGGTGGAGTTTTTTGGATGAGCCGCCTTTTGCGGCGGCGGGCGCGGTTATGGACACGCTGGCGTTCTGCGGCTGTTCCCACGCTTCGTTGACTTCCGTTTCGGGGTTGTCCGCGATAAAGCGTCCGTCTTTGCCACGGGCGCGGCGTTTTTTGTTAGTCATGAGAAGCCTCCTTTGGTTGCAACTTTGACCATTGTGAGCAAGGGTCCGTGGCCCGTGACTTGTGTAACGTACAAAACCACCTGCGTTTCGCTGTCGGTTTGGCGTGACGACAGGTCCGGCATTCGACGGCCAGTGGCAAGGGTTGCTCATCACTCGGCCAGCAGTGTGGCTTGTAGTTACAGTACCTGCATTCAAAGCAATCAGGGGTATCTGAGATGCGAGTAGTGGACGAGCCACGGACCACGGATAGGGATTTACGCATCAGGTCCTTGAACCGTGGTTCGTCAAACGGGACGTTCTGTGCGTGATACACGGATGTGTTTTTGTTGTACGCCACAATCCATGCAAAGTTCATGCCGGAAAGGCCCATGAGGAGTTGCATTTGGTCGTAGTAGATAGGGTGACTGCGCGCGATGCCTATGTTTTTAAACATGCGCCATTTCTTATCGTTCATCGACTTTATTTCAAGAAGGTTGTTAGTTACGCCGTGTAGAATGCCATCGGCGTGACCTCGCAAGTGACCGCCCAAAGCGGTGTATGTCCATTGTTTGCCGGTCTTAGGGTTTACTTCGCTGACCCCCACGCCCGCCGCTCGGAGGTCTTCTACCACCATTTCTTCTAACGTATGACCAAGTTCAAAAATACGAATAACTGCGGGAGGTGGTTGTGTTTGCGGGTAACCGCGCAGGCTGTATTGTAGGAAGGCGTGGCAAGGATTACCTACACTGCTCGCGCCTATGTAGCATCGGCGTTCGTTCTTGTAGGATTTTGTTGTACCCATATCAATCGCGTCGATTAACTGCACGTATGCGCCTCATCTGCATTGGTTAGATACCTTAACATACGAAAAGCGGTAGCGCAAAAAAAAGCCCCGCATTGCGCGGGGCCGGGTTAAAACATGTTCACTTTGGGAGTCTAACATTAACCCTAATCAAACGTTTTTAGGAGTGACACTCTTGAGGAGATGCCACGCCCCCAAGTTAGCACTACGGTTTCACGATTTCAAGAACTTCTTTGGTAGCTTGATCGGCGGGCACAACTGAAAGATCAGATTGAATAGCCATGGGCTTTTGTAGCCGGTCGGCGCTTTGATGCGCGGCCTGCACGGCAATCTTTACATCTTCATTAGCTATTCCAAACCACCATGTACCAGTTCGTCTGTCAAACGTTCCAGAAACCATTTAGCTTTCCTCAAATCCTCTAAAGGTTTTCCCTTGTGCTCATAGCGCCAAAGGTATTTCATTGAAGACGCTTTGAGATACGCCCGAAACCCTTCTTGGGTCAAGCTGGCCTTTATCGCGTCAATACATTCCACCGCACCTTGGTTGTAGTGCGACGGGCAATTAACGTTATCCGACTTCTCGGGCATTTTTTTCTCTCTCCGCGTCTAGCTTGGTTTTGAGAAACTCATGCCACATATGCAGTTTGTCGAAGTCGGATCGATTAAACCTGTCGCCGCTTTCGTAGGCTTTTTCAAGCTTTCTGAGCGCCTTATCAAACTCCGCCTGCATGGTTGTAAATTGACTCATATTGAAAAGCTCTTGGACGTAAGGTCTACGCCATTCTCCTTTTTAAATGAATCTACCTGTTCCGCAATATATTCCTGATCGCCGTCTGACAAATTTGTCATCTTCCAGCCTTCATGGATATAACGAAGCTGTCCACTAATTGTACGCCCTTCAACGCGAGCAATCACTACAAGCTCTTCATAAACGTCGCGAGGCAGTAGCACGGATTTCCATTTAGTAGTGTCCATCACACTTCTCCTAATTCGGTATAGGAAAGTATACGGACAGTCGTAGCCTCAAGCAACCGGCGTTAATCTATAATTACTTCCCTAATTCTACGCGCTTTTACCTCAACCTCTCTTAAAACGCCCTTTTCTTCAAACTCGTCGTTGTTGATTAGAGCTACGTCATATCTAATCCGGTTGAGCGCGTAGGCCGTGTCTGTCATATCCCTGTACCCGGCGGCGGTTAAACCCGCTAACGGAAATATATCGGCACACGTTAGGTTAGAGTTCGTATGGTAGTTTCGGCTCCCGCCGTAAGACATTATGTCGTCGTTGACGCCACAGATGTCATTCCAACCATGCCCAAACTCGGGGAAGATATAACCGGAGGCTTCGTTATATTGATTCTCTGGGCCGTGGGCCAAGCCCACTGAATGTCCGATTTCGTGCAAATCTGTATAGATAGTACAACGAGACATAGAGACAGGAGGAATGGCTTTTTTAAAACTTCTATTAGGATAAGCCGCCCCACACGTGTCTGGATAAGACGTACCATGGGCCAATACAACATCTACAGGAAGCTGATTAGCTTGGCGCTCTACGTCTTTTAATTTGTGATAGTGAGAAAGCCACAGTTCTTTCAGTTCATATCTAACATAAACGCCAGACTTTTCATAAATCTCATTGTATTGATCCACCCTTTTTTGCCATTTATCCCACGCCGCCGGGTATTCCCGCATGAGTTTTATGGGCGTGTCTTCGCCATATTTGGAGTGGGAGGCATACACTAATACACCTAGTTCCCACGTCACCGTGGTTTCATCATCTTCCCCATAATAAATGAAGCCGTTAGTGGGTCCTTTAAAACGGTGACCCATGCAATCTAAATTTGCGTTTTTAGGGCAACGCGGCTCTTCTTGTATGTAATATTTGATGTCTGTTACGCCTAACGTAAAGACGCCCTCTCCGGTCCGCCCATCTCCGTAGATTTTTACGGTGCAACAACCTTCTCGTTCTGCGCGGCCAATGGTGGTTTTATGATGGATCATGCCCCAAGGCTCTTCACGGCCCAGCATGTCTTTATAATCCACGTTAACTATGGCGGGATGAAATCTATCCCCCGTTTCTTTTTCCATCGTTAAATTCATATAACGACGAAAACCGCATTCCCAAGATCTAGGGTCTTTTGTTGAATAACGCTTGCCGTCAACGTCTTCGTAAATAAACCATTGAACGCCGGGATAGTTTTTAGAACATCCTGTTTTTATTAATGTGTCGGCTATTGCACTTTGAGAAAAAAATAAAAAAAGAACAAACTTACTTGTCTGTAAAAACCTCTGCATGGCGGTCTTCGTAAAGCTGTGTTAAGTCCGCAATTATATCTTGAATCACATCCAACTCGCAGATGTCTTCTAAAAGGACATACCACCGTTCATTTAAAACGACAAACCCTTCGCCATCGTTTAAATCGTAGTAAATTGAACCCACGTTTGCCGCCGTTCGTACTTCATCGCTCATGACTGTTCCTCGCACTCGCCCCAGCTTGGCCCTACTTCTACATCACATTTATTTGGCACCTGTAAATGCACCGCGTTTTCCATGATCGTGGCAAGTTCCTTTGCTTGTTCCGGGCCGTCTACAGAAAAAGCCAGTTCGTCGTGAACCTGCAACATAGGGATAAAACCCGCCTCACAAACGTCCACCATGGCCTGCTTCGTCATGTCTGCCGCAGAAGCCTGTATCAGCCGGTTCAACGCTTTATAAGTATAAGCCCGCCGCAGGCTGGTTGTTGGGCCGTGGGTCGCGATTGCTTCTTCGCGGGGAAGCGCCTTGTGCATTTCAAAGCTATTAGGTTCCCACAGATCAAAGCGGCATTTTCTGCCCCGCAGTGAACGCAGACTCCCCGAAGACCTTGGGTCGTCAAGCTTGTTTTGTACGCCTTTCATCAGGCCTCTCACAAACGGTACGCGCTTGTGATATTGCTGTGTTAGGGCTTTTGCTTCGTCCACGGTCAGATCTAGCTGGTCGGATAGCTTGTTAACGCCCATGCCGTACATCATGCCGAGGTTGATTACCTTGGCTTGCTTGCGCGGGATGCTTGCCATTTCGCTGACCATGCTGTGGAAGTCCATATCCGGGTTGTTGCGGTAGCCGTCCACGAAACTTTCTACGCCCTCCATGGGCATGTTTTTATAGTCGCCGTAATTCTTTGCGAAGTGAACCAAGATCCGTGGTTCCTGCTGAGAGAAATCTATGGCCGCCCACTGCTGGCCTTCTTCTGGTAGGAATAGCGAACGGATCATGGGGCCTAATTCTGGGTCGCGGGCTGGGATCTGTTGCAAGTTGGGCGAGTTCATAGAGATGCGGCCTGAGACTGTACCGCCATCGTCAGACCGTAACTGATTGATATGACTGTGGATTCTTCCGTCGTGGACATATTTTAAGATGCCGTCAATGAACGAGCCGCTGGTTTTATTTAGGTTGCGCGCTTTGACGATGTGCTTTGCAAGCTCATGGCTATGCTCAGACAGGAACGATTTGGTAAAGCTGGGTGATCCCTTTTCCGTGCGCGGATAGGGGATGCTTAGTTTGTCAAAGGCCTTGGCTATGGATTGTGCGGCCCAGATCTCTACGTCCATGCCTGCTAGCGATTTGATCTGTTTGATCGTCTCTTTTTCCTGCTTCATCAGGATTTGCTTGGTCCGTTCTGCGCGGTCGATGTCTACCCGAATGCCTCGCATGGTCATATCTACAAGACGGGGTAATAGCGCGATTTCAAGCCGCCACACATCCCAAAGTTCTTCGCGGTTCAGTAGGGTCTTGAAATGATTCCAAAGCTCCAACGTAATCTCCGCGTCTGTTTCGGCATATGGGCCGACATACATAGCGGGAAGCTTCCACATCTCACCTTTTGGGTCTACGCCAAACTCTTTTGCGGCCTCTACCAGCGTCTTTTCTGATTTGGTTTTGCCGAGGTGGTCGTAACAAAGGGCGTTGAGGCTGTAGCTAAACCGATTCTCATCGATCAGGCTAGCGGTAATCATGGTGTCGATTACACGGCCTTTAATCTCAAAGCCCTCCGCACGTATCCAGCCCAGATCATACTGGGCGTTGTGCATGATCTTGTCAGCGGGGCATTCAAATACTTTTTTGAGCCACTTACTGACAATGCGCTTATCAAGGTTACCCCCGCCAGCATGGCCAACGGGGATGTAGCATTTCCAACCCGGCACTGCGATGGCATAGCCCACCACCTCACCATCTTTTGTGGGCCAGCCGGGTCCCTTCTGTTTTAGGTTAGGGTCCCGTGTTTCCACGTCGATGGCGATTTCTTCGGCGTCAAAGATGTCGGGCAACTCCACTGGAGGCACCCAATCGCTCTTTGGCGGGAACATAGCCATTTGCAGTTTGCCGGTTGTCATTAGGCCACCTTACGCTCGCGCAAAATTGCTTTCTCAAAATAGTCACAAGCTCGGCACCACCAGCCCACCCGTTTATTTTCTGCCGCGTGAATGATCTCTTCTGCCTTTTTCTCGCACTTTGGACAAGGTATGTAACTCATTTCTGTTATTTGCTTCATAAAGCGTAAGCTCTCCAATAATCTTCTGGTTCTAGGATGTAGAGGTTTTGAAGTGCCCGCGTCACCCCCACGTAAAAGACGCGGTGAAGATCGTCCCCCGACGACTCAAGCGCCGCCGCAGTCAGATCCGGAAGGATTACAACGTTTTGTGCCTCGCCGCCTTTTGTCCCGTGGATCGTGGACAGTCGAATGCGCGGCTTGGCGTTGAACTTTTCGCCCCGACGCAAGAGCGCCGTGATGTAGGCCCGATCTCCATCAGGTATTTTATCCATTGCCTCATGCCAGATCATCTCGTCCGTGGCCAATAGACCAAAATGTTCTTGTAAGTCCTTTAGTTCAAACATTTGGTTATCGTCGGCGTTAATGGTTTTGTGCCCGCGCTTGACCCGGACGCCATTTCCTGACATGTATGAGTAGATAGCTTGCGCGGTGCCCGTGGTCACGGCACGGCCTTTCCGCAAACCTTCCCATCCATTGATGGCTAAAGACATCTTTTGCGGGATGGAGCGACTACCATCTTGCCGCTCAAATAAATAGCCTCCGTTTTTTAATTCTTGTTGAATGGGATGAAGCATAAACCGTGCTTGCGCCATGATCAGCCAGCCACCTTCCGACATATCGATAGAGCGGATGTCGGGCACACGGTAGATCTGCCCCTGCTCCTGCCGAGGGCGGTACACCTTTGGGAAACGGTTTTGTATTCGTGAAGCTATTTTCTCAGCCAGTGCGTGAATGGCCGCAGGGACGCGGTAGCTTTGCTCCAATACCTCCGCGCCACCGGGCAAGTTAATGAAGTGATCAACGTCGGCTCCTGCCCAACGGTAAATAGCTTGGTCATCATCGCCTGCTACAAACATTCGCTCCGACTTAGAGTCTAGTTTGTGAGCAATGTCCCACTGCAAGGGAGAAAGGTCTTGCGCCTCATCAAGGAAAGATATTTTGAAGGGGGGCATCAAATGATCGGCCTGCTCAACAAAAGCTAAAAGCATGTCGGTAAAATCCATTAGGCCAAATGCTTTCTTATAATTTTCGTAAGAGTCCGCTACGTACTTAACTTCAATCCACGTGAAGTTCACGTCAGAATGATTGTACTCATGCTGAAGCGCGGTCTTTTTGGTTTTTGCAAGGTTTATTAGCTGAAGGATCGGGTGATCTGTCGCTTTAAACGACACATCCTCTCCTTCGCTACTTGAGCTATGAAGCGTAAAACCTATAGCTTTCGACAACTCCGTATAGTTTTGGCCGCTCATCAACTGGTTTTCTTTTACGCCCATTAGCCTGTAGGCCA